GTTTGCCCAGGACCTTCGAGAACACACCACATGACTTTCGCCATTAACGCCAAATATGTCCTCCTCACCTACGCACAGTGCGGAGACCTCGACGGTTTCGCCGTTATGGACCGCATTTCGGAATTGGGAGGCGAGTGTATCGTCGCAAGAGAAACTCACGCTGATGGAGGAACTCATCTCCACGTCTTCTGCGATTTCGGACGGAAGTTTAGAAGTCGAAAGACTGATGTTTTCGATGTACTCGGCTACCACCCAAACATTGAACCTTCTCGAGGCACACCAGAGAAGGGTTACGACTACGCGATCAAGGATGGAGACGTTATCTGTGGAGGCCTTGCGAGACCAACGACCAGCCGAACTGGAGATAGCTCGGCTAATTCTAAGTGGACTGAGATTACGAGTGCGACGAATCGAGACGAGTTTTGGGAACTGGTTCACCTGCTGGATCCAAAAAGTGCAGCGTGCTCTTTCGGACAGCTCCAGAAATACTGTGACTGGAAATTCGCTGTTGCTCCTCCCACATATACATCGCCAACCGGAGTTGAATTCGATGATGGCTCTATTGATGGAAGACTTGATTGGTTACAACAATCTGGCGTGGGAAGTGGACAACCACTCTTAGGTAAGATATCTTGCACGTCGCTTCGGGGGGTCCCCCTCGGAGGCACCCCCTCCCTTCGGGGGGACCCTCTCCCCTCGCTAACCCCCTCCCTCGCTCGAGTGCGCGTTTAACAGTAACTGACTCTGGCAGGTAGATGTATGTCGTTGTGTTTATACGGAGAGTCGCGCACTGGAAAGACACTATGGGCTCGATCACTGGGAGCCCACATATACTGCGTTGGACTGGTGTCAGGGGATGAGTGTATGAAAGCGGACGACGCCGACTATGCCATATTCGACGATATACGAGGAGGAATCAAGTTCTTCCCGTCCTTCAAAGAATGGTTGGGATGCCAAGCATGGGTAACAGTCAAATGTCTTTATAGGGAACCGAAACTGATCAAGTGGGGTAAACCAAGCATTTGGATTAGTAACACAGACCCACGGGATAACATGGAGACATCGGATGTACACTGGATGAACAAAAATTGTATTTTCGTGGCTGTAGACAGCCCTATTTTTCGTGCCAATACAGAGTAGCTTTAGGGTTGAACTCAATAGTACCACCATCCACACTAAAGTCGTGAGGCTGGAACATATCATAGATATACATATCTCCCATACCGGCACGGCCTAAAGCCGACCTGGTGAACGACACATCAAATGTACCACTTTCGTCGTAAGCATAAACAAGCGTCTTATTCATCGGGTGGCACATCTTGAAATCCCGGATTGTTCCGGAATCGGACCCGCTCTTAAGCTGAATTGTGCGGTCATACATGACCGTGAGTGCCTGAGTGTCTGTCTTGGCGAGCATAACATCATTCCAGTCGATACCGGCAGAACCGGCAAATAGAGTAGTATTGACGAGTCCGTTGACAGAATTGCCGACATCGCTTCCATCAGTCAACCACGTGATACCACGCTTATACTGATTTCCAACCTTGATGGAAGTACGGATAGTCTCAGGAAGGGGACCTTTCATAGTGAACACTATACGGCGCCACAACCAAGGAGACGAGTTCGTCGTCTTCATTCGGATACGTTCCGAAAGGCCCTTGTAGAACGGGGTGTGACTTCTTCGACCGTGATCGCTCATATTTGAGCCTGAGGCATATTCCCTTTCGGTAGCACACCACAACACGCAGTGCGCAGTGGTGTAGGCAGGCATAGTTGCGAGCAATGCAATGCCATTGTTGACGGGAGTTGCGGTGACACCATCACCGGCGCGATAAAAAGCGGGCGCCATATTATCTCTTTTCTTGGTGGTGGTTAAATTTAGAATCGAACGCCTTGACGGCATCGCTCTGCGTCGGGTACGAGAAGGCCTCTTGGCGACGTAACGTCGGGACCTTCTTGGGGCAGATCTGCGCTTGAACGCGCGTCTTCGGGGGAATCGGGACCGTCTTGCGTAAGCCATCGGATGTTTCGGTGATTATATAGGCAACCATCTTTGGGGAGGGGGGGGGGACGAGGACAGGTATAAATACCCGGGCTGTGCCCTGTGTCCTGGGCTATAATATTA